CAATTCGAATGTGCTCCGGCAGTGTGCGAGGGCTTACTTCGCGACGGTGGACGCGTTTGGTGCCCTGGTGGAGCCGGTGCTGAACCCGGAGGCGGAGGACTTCGAGAAGAAGCTGGCGGATCTGGTGTTCGAGGAGCGGGTGTGGGCGTTCGAGCAGGGGAAGGCGACGGGCGATCCCGTGTGGCCCGAGGGGAAGGACCTCGAGGCGCAGAAGGCCGCGTACCTGAAGCGGCTGCGGATGGAGCTGGCCGGCTGCAGGGTGTGGATGAAGAACGCGGTGGACCGCGGTAGGTCGCTGGTCTACCTGCGGGGACGGATTCGTGACGAGTGGGTTGGGCTGGGGAACGCGGCGATGGAGGTCATGCGGGACGTGGGTGGCCGGCCGGCGCGGTTCGGGTGGGTTTCGATGCTGCGCCTTGCACCCACGAAGCAGGACGAGCAGCCGGTGCAGGTGGACGAGAAGATCCGGGTGGGCCTGAACATCCAGGTCCGGAAGGTGTGGCGTCGGTTCCGCCGGTGGGCACAGGTGCTGGAAAGCGGGAAGGAGATCTGGTTCAAGGAGTACGGGGACCCGCGGATCATGAGCCGGAACACGGGGGAGTACTTCGAGGACGAGGCGCGGTGGAAGGCGCACCTCCTGGACGTGACGGACGTCGTGGGCATGGAGGACGAGGAGGTTCAGGCCGCGGACCACGAGGCGACGGAGATCTACCACTTCTGCGTCCCGGACTCGAGGAGCGTTTGGGGATCGCCGATGTGGTACGGGGCGATCAGGAGTGTGCTGGGATCGACGGCGGCCGAGGACGTGAACCTCGTGTTCTTCGACGGCTCTGCGATCCCGCCCTACGCGGTGCTGGTGAACGGCGGGAAGCTGAAGAGCGGGGCGGACGAGGTCATAGCCGAGCACTTCCGGAAGTTGCGGGGCCGCATGAACCGGCACAAGGTCCTGATCCTCGAGGCGCTGCCGCCCAAGGGTAAGGGGGGTGTGAACGCCGGGGCCACGGGGAAGGTGGAGATCGTGTTCGAGCGGCTCTACCAGCAGGACGAGGCGACGTTCCTGGAGTACGACAAGGAGAACCGGGACAAGGCGGCGGAGACCATGCGGGTGCCCCGGATCCTGCGGGGGGCGACGGGAGATTTTAATAGGGCGACCGCTAGCGCGGCGCTCACGATGTTCGAGAACATGGTGGCCGGCCCCACCCGTGCGGAGTGGGATGACGAGTTCGACGGGTTCCTGCGGGACAGGGAGTACCGGCTGGTGCGGATGCGATCGCGTTCCCCGATCACCCGGGACCCCGAAACCCAGGCGAAGATTGTGGACCTGCTGTCGAAGGCGGGGGGCTTGACGCCCGGTGAGGTTCGTGAGCAGGCGGCGGACATCCTGAACGCGAACTTGACGGAGATCGATGAGCCCTGGACCAAGCAGCCGATGCTCATGACGCTGGCGGGGATCCAGCCGGGCGGCGTGGGTGAGCCGGCGGCGGGCGACGTGACGGGCCCAGGCGTGACTGACGGCCTTGACCCCGGGCGGCTGAACGAGGCGGTGAACCGGCTGGTGGCGTTGCGGAGTGCGTTGGACGCCGCGCAGAAGGGCGGGGCCCAACTCCGTGGCGGGGGCGAGGACGGCGAGGCCCTGCGCCTGGAGATCCCGTGGATGGAGATGGAGCGCCTGGTGGTGCCTGCCCCGGAGGCGGGCGGCGGCGAGGATTAGAGTGCCCGCCCGATCCCCCACCTTGCCGGGGCACTTCGAGCCCCTGACCCCCAGACAGAAGATGGTGAAGTTGGCGTTCCTGCGCTTCCTGGCACGACGGGAGTTGTTTAGGCGCCGGCTGCGGCTGGACCCCAAGGCATTCGCTGAGTACGCATTCGAGTCCGAGAGCGGCGACCCCCTGAAGTTGGCGTGGTTCCACCGGGAGTGGCACGACCTGATGAGCGGTAACGTGGACTGCATCATCATCGCTCCCCGTGGACACGGAAAAACTTCGACCATCATCAGCCGTATCGTCTGGGAGCTGGGAAACAACACGAACCTGCGGATCAAGATCGTCTGCCAGTCGGACTCCATGGCGAAGGGGCGGCTGTTCGAGGTGCAGCAGAACATCGAGGGGAACCCCCGGGTGAAGTTCGTGTTCCCGGGGCTCATGGCCGCGGCGAAGGGTGAGTGGTCGAAGCACAAGATGTACGTGCGGCGGACGATCGTGGCCAGAGATGCGTCGGTGCACGCCCTTGGGATCCTGAGCACTGCGACTGGTGGGCGGTCGGACCTGAACGTGTACGACGACGTGGTGGACCGGCGGAACGCGATCTTGCAGCCGAAGCAGCGCGAGAACGTGAAGATGTCCTACAAGGGGGACTTCTCGAACCTGCTCCTCCCCGGTGGTCGGACCTGGTACATCGCGACGAAGTGGCACAAGGACGACCTCACCCACGAACTGCTTCGAAACAAGCGGGGCATCTACGCGATCCGGGAGTACGCGATCGACGAGAACCTGACCCCGCTGTGGCCGGCTGTGTGGAACCACGAGGCGCTGGTCCGGCAGCGGAAGAAGATCGGGAAGGTGGAGTTCGACCGCGGGTTCCGGAACATCGCGCTGAGCGGTGACGTGATCGTGATCCAGCCGGAGTGGATCAAGTACCGCCCCCTGCGGCACTTCCCGGACGACATGCACGTGGTGTGCGCCTACGATCTGGCGATCGAGGACAAGACGAGGTCCGATTACTTTGCGTGGAGCATCCTCGGCTGGTCCCCTGGTGAGCGGAAGATCTTCGTCATCGGGGCGGGCCATGCGCGTCTCTCGTTCTTCCAACAGATCCGGAAGGTGGTCGGGGACTGGCTGAAGTGGAAGGCGAGGCGCGTGGTGGTGGAAACCATCGGGTACCAGAAGGCCCTGGCCCAGGAGCTCGACCGGATGACGATGATCCCCGTCTACGGCTTCAAGCCCCAGACCAACAAGGGGTCTCGGCTGCTCGAGGTGTCGCCGTACATCGAGACGGGGAACGTGATCTTCGCTGAGCACCTGGATCCGGCGGCGGACAAGGTGACGCAGGAGGGCGGGGACCTGGTGTCGGAGCTCACGGAGTTCCCTCTGTACGTGACCGACGACTGCATGGACGCGTTCACGGAGGGCGTGCTCTGCGTGGTGGACGTCTATGGGGGTAGCATCCTCGAGGACGTTCTGCGGGACTACGACGACGAGGACGACTTCTGGTTCGACTGGGAGGACGAGGGCGGCGGCGAGGTCGGTGTCATGGTTGCGGGGGGGGACGAATGGTAGTGGGATGCAAGCACACGATTGAGATCCGGCCCGCGGCCCGGGCGGTCATCGTCAAGGAGGCGGCGGGGTTCTGCGTCTGGGGCCCGGGGGGGGTGCGGAAGATCGCGACAGCTGCGGAGGGGATGCTCCTCCTCGGTGGTGGGCGCGTCGCAGTGCAGGTGGATCGGTTCGTGCTGGTGGAGCACACCCTGGACAGGGCGGTCCTGCACCTTGGCGCGGGTGTCCGGAAGTCGGAGACCATCGTGCGGCGGACGCTGAACCCCGTGGACCGGGTGCGTGTGCTGGCCTCGAGCCCCCTGGGTGGCGTTGGGGCGGTGGTGGCCCGGATGGTCCCCTGCACGGAGGCGGACCTCCTGGACGCCGGCCTAGAGGCCCTGGACGAGATCCTCAATGACCTCGGCGGCGGGGCCCGGGTGGAGAAGGCGGAGAAGCCACTGGACCCCAACGATCAGCGGGACATGGCGAAGATCGTGCGTGAGCTCACGGCGGGGATCAACGATCCGGCTGAGCGGGTGGAAAGGGCGGCGCTGATCCGCGAGCTCCGGGACATGCGGGAGATCGACTGGCAGGACCTGACGCCCGATGAGCGGGTGGAACTGTTGGGGTCAGCGGCCGTGGTGGTTGGTGGTGCGGTGGTGGCCTCGGGTGCAGCTGCTACCATCGGGACCACTGCGACGACGGCGGGGGCAGCTGTTGTGCATGCGACGCGGAAGAGCGTGGGCGCGGCGCTCAAGATCCCGCTGCGGACGTCGCTGAACCTCATGGACCAGCGGATCGTTGCGGGTGTGAAGGCGCAGGCCGGGCACTACCTGACCGACCGGGGCGGGAACCTGCGGGACCGGCTGACTCGGGAGGGGCAGCGGGTGGTGGAGGCGGCGCTGGCTGACGGGCTGGGGTCCGCGGAGATCGCCCGGCGCCTGGAGGGGGAGTGGCTGTCGGACCAGACCTTCGGGCGGAACCGATCCTACGCGGAGCTCTGTGCCCAGGCCTGGACGCAGGACGCCCGGAGCTACTCGCAGATCGCCTCGTACCAGGAGGCGGGGATCACCCGGTACCAGATTCTGGCGGTGATGGACGAGGCAACTACCACGATCTGCCAGGAGTTGGACGGGAAGGAGTTCGACGTCGGGACGTCTATGCGGCAGTTCGAGCAACGGTCGGCGTGGACCGACCCCCGGGAGATCAAGAGCGCGGCGCCCTGGGTCCGTGCCGCGGGGGGCGCGTTGTTCATCAAGCCACCGGGCGGCGATCGGGTGGAGATCGGGAGCCGCGATGAGGAGGGGGTGTTCAGGTTCGCGATGTCCGACAATGCCTTGCAGGGCAGCGGTGTTGGCTACCCTCCGTTCCACGGCTACTGCCGCACAACCACTGTGCCGGTGATCTGATCGAAGTGATACGAAAGGCACGATCTGAAATTCGCTCTTGACACGGACGGTATCCGGTCCTGAGAATAAGAGCCGAGGTGCTCATGAGGCAAATCGTCCCATCCCTGGTCAAAATCGGCAACGACGATGTGGCTGAATCGGCGAAGGCGCGTGCCTACCTGGACCAGCATGTCCAGGAGGCGATTATCGCGAGCTTCGACGAGCGGCCCCTCGCCGGGACGATGACGGCGACCGAGGTGGCGTACCGCTTCAAGCAGGTGGAGCGGATGGTGAAGATCGCCCGCTTCGACTGCCGGATGAGCCCCTACCGGATCTCCGACCACCTCCTGCACTGGCTGCTCCTGCACCTGGACGGGAACGAGTGGGAGCCGGATCTGCGCCGGAAGGCGTATGCACCCCATGTTTTGCGACCGCGACACGACGTGCTTGTCGGCGCGGATGGACGACCTTTGCACTAGGCTAGTAGCCTCACGATGGAGGAAGGCATGAACGAGGACCTCAAGAAAAACGCGGACCTGCTGAAGACGCTGCTGGCCATGGGTGCGGTGGGCGCGACCGGCGACGACCAGAAGATGACCGTGGGCAAGGCGATCGAGGACATCACCACTGCGGTGGCGAAGACCGGCGGCGACGCTGCGAAGATCGCGGCGGTGGCGAAGGAGAAGGCCCCGCTGATCGAGGCCGTGCTCAAGGCCATTGGCGAGGGCAAGGACGCGGACGCGGAGATCACCTTCAAGGTGGCGAAGTCCGACGACACCGCGGCCGGTGCAGCGACCGAGGCCCTGACCAAGGCGGCGGAGATCCTCAAGGGCCTCCAGGGCACCGTGGCGAAGGAAGATGTCATCTGCGCCAAGTGCGGCTGGAAGGGAACCACTGACTTCCTGAAGGACGGCGCCTGCCCCGAGTGCGGTGCGAAGATCGCCGCGGCCCCCGAGAAGAAGGGCTTCGAGAAGGCGAAGGCGGATCTCCAGGCCGACATGGAGAAGGCCAAGGCCAAGGAGCCGACCGACGAGGAGAAGGCCGCGCTCAAGGACCGTCTCGCTCAGCTCCAGGGCACCGACAAGGGCAAGGACGACGCGGACCTGAAGAAGGCGAGCACCGACCTGGAGGAGATCACGAAGGGCGTGG